CAACTGTTTTTGTAATTAAAACTATGAAAAATGAGAATTTTTTTAATAAATTTGGCAGAACTGTAATAAAAAATCCTAGTAACGTTACAGCAAAGAAATCAATTACCCTTCCTAAGAATCCTTTTGTACTCCTAGTTATAATATTTCCTTGTTTTCTTGCAACACCTGTATTAGAAGCTGACTCTAATTCATCTTCTCTTTGTTTTCTTCTAACATTTTCTCTTCTCCTCTCAAAAAACTTACCATCTTCTCTTACTAATTTACTTTTAAATAGATTTGTTTCTTTCGTTTGACTTACTATATCATTACTTGTCGATCCAAGTTTTGTTAATCCCTCTTTAAAATTCACAACATTTTTTTGTATCGATTTTATACTAATCGATGATCTTAATACCGAATTTCTTCTATCTTCTACTGTCATTGTGCTAAGTTAAAAAGTGATTCTGATAAAATCAAAGACGTATTTAAAAAATCAGTAGATGTTATAGTGGGTAAAGTAACAGCGTCATTTTTATTAGCGGTTGCGACTGAACCAAAATTTTGCCCCGCATTTTCATTATTATTAATTGCAAAAATTTCTGGATTAGGATCAATTAATGATGAAATTTTTTCCCCTGACATGTCTTTTTTAATTCCTAGCACCAAATCATCATCTGTATTTACTTTAATTTCTCCCCCCTCATCATCACTTTTTTCTCTATTAAAAATATCTGAAAGTTTTCTTCCAATCGCATCTCCTGGTTTTTCACCAAATTCAGATGATAATAATGACAGTGTTAAAAGACCAAGTAAGGAATCAAAAACATCAGCAGTTAAGGCTAAACCCAAACCTGTTACTATCACAGATCCTATCGCACCTCCAGTTTGACCACCCTTTGCCCTGCTTATATTTTCTTCTGTGTCTAAATTAGATTCTTCAAGTTGTTTTTTCTCTTTCTGAAAATCAGAGAATGCGAAAAGACTCTCTATTCCTGCATCAATTCCCAAAAGAGGAACTTGTCTGAGAAAACTATTAGAAATATTTTTTGATCTATCTTTAACAAAAGCATCACCTAAACCTTCAAATATAATATCAGAAGCTGGTCTTTTAATATTTTTAGGTAACTCTCTTGCTACTTTTTTTGCTGCATCCTTTCCTCTTCTTAATAATTCTGGTGCATCTTTAAGAAGTTTTTGAAAAGCATCGACAAGATTTTTTTTAAATTTATCTATATTTTTTATTATCGCTAAACCAGCAGCTTTAAAAGGAGAAAGTAAAATATTACCAATCGTAAATTTAAATGTTAATGATGATATAAGTCCAAGAGAAGCTATAATTTTAGCAAGTGCGAGTTTAAATATAAGAAATGTTGCACCAAGAAAAAGAAGATTCGATAGAAATTGTCGTTTAAATCGTCTCAAACCCTCAACATTATTTTCTGTTTTTAATTTAAAAAATTCAAGGGTTTGACTTGTTAACCAACCAGAAACTAATATAAGTAAAAATGATGCTAATCTTGCAAAAATACCCTGTGCTTTTTGTGCAATTCTTCTTACAGGAAAGAAGAGAGCATTTTGAATTTTTTTCTCTAATTCACTTTCCTTTCCTTCTCTTAAACCCTGTTCTGCTAATATTGCTTCTCTTCTCTGCTTTGCTGCTTCCCTTTGTCTTTCAAGTTGATCACTTAACGCTAAATTTTGTTTTATGGTATTAAGTGAATTTGATAAAAATGATATACTTGAATTAATAGTATTTAATTGTTCTGATACATTTGATAGTGCTAACGAATTTTGAGTCAACAAAGATGTTGTTTCAGGATCTGGTTTTGCTGTTTGTACAGCAGGACGACCTGCAAAGACACTGGAGGATATACTTCTCCTAATGCCTCTTAAATTACCTGCTATTGGTGAAGCTAGTCCTTGTTCTTCATCCATTACGTTCTTGTTGTGCTTTTAGATTTTCCTCTTCAATATATTGTTGAAGTAAAGAGATATATATTTCTCTCTCCCACGGCATCATATTTTCAAGTTCTGTCAAACTATATTTATGATGTTGCATTAGAGCGAAATTTAATTTAAAGTATGACGCAAGATCTTCATGTGCCATACTTATCCGAAAAAACTTTGTAATCCCTCTATCTTTACTTCACTTTCTACATTTGTGTTTGGATTTAATATTTTAACAGTATGTTCTAATTTTGGCATTGTCTCAAAGAATTTTTCAACTTTTTTAAATTGAGCAGAATTCATCTGTTCTATAAAATCAATTAATTCTTTTTTTGTGCATTCATCAGAAGTCCATGACTCCTCATCAGAAAAAACTTGATCCACACAAGACGCAATCAAATCAAACGTATCATCAACCTTTATGTCGCCAGCATTGAAATTATTTTTAATAAATTCATTCAATGAAGGATATTTCATTCTTAAAGTATATTGATCATCTAATTTAATGTCACGTGAATGATCTTTATCCTTTTGTACTTTGATACTATCAATATTAATTGATGTTGGAACTTGTGTTTTCCCGTCATCAGGACAAGTTACCATGACTTCAATAATTTCACCAACGGACTTACCACGAATATTCAAGAAAAGATATTCTATATCAAATGTGGATAATTTATCAACTTTGATACCCTTGGTTAATATACATTGACTTATTACATTTTTAACAGCACTTGCTATTTGTTTTGTATCTTGACTTTCCATCGCAAGAATTAAGATCTTCTCTTCTTTAACAAGAAAAGGTCTAAATTTTATTTTTCGATTTGATGATGGAAGGACAATTTCATAAGTCGGGGTTGCAATACTAGGTAATGGCATAATGTTTTACACTTCAGTGTCATTATTTATAGTGCTTTAAGAAGAATCTCTTCGTCCCTCACTTATAAGTACACCACGTGCATTACCAGATACTGGGGATCCTGCAAATCCTGATAACATTGATGATTTATTGAGAATAGAGAAATTTGGATTTCGATTTGTAAGACCAGTTGGATTCAAAACATCATTCAATCGATTTGATTGGTTTGTCTTTGATTTAATTCCATTAATATCAAATGGTTGATTTCCTTTTTCATTAAATAGTTTTCCTAATAATCTCGCTAATGATGATGATTCCCCACATACATAACGATCAAAACTAAATGATGCAGTTGCTTTCAACACCTGCGATCCCTTATATGACACTCTTGTAGAATTAAGAGATATTGGAAATAAACCAATAAATCGATATTCTAAAAATCGGTTGTAATCTCTCTCAAATTTCACAACTCTTGTATCATTTGATTTGTATTCTTTTGGATATCTTATTCTAAAATGATAAGTATCCGATGATGCATCTGCGGTTGAAGCACCAGCAATATATTCAATCCAATGTTCTAAAAACTTTAACGATTTATAATCAGTATCTACATAAAATTCAAAGTTAACTTGTGTAAAATTACGTGTATGAGCAAATCTCTCTATCAACCCTTGATAATCACCAGCTGTATTAATAGAAGCTAATGCACTACCAGGTAAAACTGCATCACTACATAATAGACCAACATCATCAGCAATAAAGCGATCTTCAACTCCTTTTTTTCTGAGAAAACTCCTCAAATCACCATTAGGTAATGCAAATTTAACTAAAAAATGTGATGTCTGTGCAACATTCTGTAACTTAGGTAATATATCTGATATTTGTCTTGGTCTCGGTGCTGCCACTCTAAATAAAATTACATATCATACCTATTTAGATGTCTTATAAGGGAAAATACTATCCCTCCTTTCCCCGAAAGTATAAAGGTGATCCAACAAATATCATCTACAGATCACTTTGGGAGAGAAAATTTATGGTGTACTGTGATAAAAATGATAATATCTTAGAATGGGCAAGTGAAGAAATTGCTATACCATATCGTTCTCCGATTGATAATCGTGTGCACCGTTACTTTCCTGATTTTTATATGAAAGTCAAAGAACGTAATGGTAAAATTAAAAGATATGTGATTGAAGTCAAACCAGCAAAACAAACAAAACCACCCGTAAAACCTAAAAGACAAACAAAAGGATATATTATTGAAGCGTATGAATATGCAAAAAATCAAGCAAAATGGAAGATGGCACGGGAGTTCTGTGCTGATCGTCAGTGGGAGTT